ACACCACAGCCAAGACCATCGAGACCATGATCCGGGTTCCGAGGGACATGATCCCGCACATGAAGGCGGTGTTCGACGAGCGCGATCGCCTATATGCTGAGCTGGAGAAGGCTGTTGCGGGCGGTTTCCCCGATCAGGGTCAAATCCACATCCTGACCCAATATCACGCTGCACTGGAGGAGGATCCGGATCTGCCAAAAGGACCGACCTTCAATGCCCTGCTGATGCCTCATGCGGTCGAGAACATCCGCGCAAAACTCAAGGAAGGAAAGATCGATGAATGATCCAATGAGCGCAGACGCTCCTGTCATCCGCCGCGCGCCGGCCAAGAAGAAGGTGGTCCAGAAGAAGCGCAACCACCGCCCGCCGATCGTGCCGCGCCCGATCGAGCATGAGGACGTCAACGTCCAGCGCAATTCGCCACGGCCCGCGCCGCGCGCCGCGAACCGGGAGGCGAGCCGGGACATGCCGCGGGAGGCTGGCCGCTCAGGCCTCGCTGTGATGGGCCGAAATGGCGAGACGCTGATGCGTCGCCGCACCCAGATCGGCGACAAGTTTGATGTGCCGCTGAACGAGATCCCCGCCGGCTGGACCTACCAGTGGAATGCGGTGACCATCCTCGGCAAGGGCATGGAGGAGATCGTCGTAGGCGATCGCCAGATGTACGACAACGGCTGGCGGCCGGTGCCGGCATCTCGGCATGACGGCCGGTTTGCGCCGCATGGCTATGAGGGGGCGATCGTGCTGGAGGGCCAGCGGCTAGAGGAGCGCCCGGCAGCCCTCACCCAGCAGGCCAAGGACGAGGATACGCTGCGCGCCAGATCGCAGGTCCGCGACCGCACCGATGCCCTGCGCCTCACCCAGAAGCAGCTCCCGGGCTCTGATGTCGCGCGCCACCGCAATCAGGCCGGCGGCATGAAGATGTCGATCGATCCGGCATTCGATATCCCGCGGCCAGAGCACGAGATCGAGGAGGAGTAAGCCATGATTACACCGAGCAACGGTCGCATCGTCTGGTACACGCCAGCCCGCATCGGGGGCAGCGATCGCGGTGTTGACCAGCATGACCCGCTCAAGCCGCTTGCGGCGATGGTTGTCCATGTGTGGGGCGATCGCATGGTCAACCTCGTGGTGTTCGACAGCGACGGCCACGAGAAGTAGCAATGGCCAAGATCTTCTGCTTCATCCCGGCGTTCGGGAAAATGATCAGTGCTGCGACATTCGAGACGTCGCATCATCTGGCGATGTCATTGATAACAAAAGGACATCACTTCAATGTAGGCACCTATTCGTGGCCCGATATTGAGCAGATGCGCAACATTGTGCTCGGGTTCTGGTACGACGTCATGCCGGATTCCGACTATCTGCTGTTTGTCGATTCCGACATGGGTTTCGAGCCACAGGTGGTGCTCGACATGCTGGCGTTCGGCGAGCCGATTGTGGGTGCGGTATATCCGAAGCGCACCTACCCGATCGAATGGTGTGTTAGTGGTTTGGACCCGGCGGTGCGCGAGATCCGTGGCGAGTTCTATGAGGTTGAGGGGCTCGGCGGAGGTTGTCTCCTGATCCGACGCGATGCGATCACCAAGATGATTGACGCGTATCCGGAGCTGATCGGAGACTACATGGCGCTGCCTGACATGCAGGCAATGGGCGCAAAGAGGACCCTTCGCTTCTTCGACAAGATCCAGACCGAAAAAGGGCCTGTGTCCGAGGATATCTCGTTCTGCCGGCGCTGGCGATCGATCGGCGGCAAGGTGTGGGGCGCGTGCGGCCACGAGATAACCCATGTGGGGCAGCACCCGTTCACCGCTGGCTTCCTGTCGCACAACGCGGCGGTAGAGGAGCGCAAGGCGAAGGAGGCGCAGCGCGATGCCCCGACATCGATGCGGAAGCATATCATGGGAGGCGACGATCAAAGCGCCGCCTGACTGCCCTGAAGGGATCGTAGGCGAGCGCGTCCAGCATCGTGCAGGACGCGAGCGCATCGGCACGATTGAATCGGTGTCGTCGAAATACAATACGTGGATCACGGTGAAATGGGACGGCGGAGGCCGGGGTCCAAAGGTGGTGCATCGTCACGAGCTGCGCCTACTACCTGTTGACGGTTCCTGATTTTCAATATACGGATGATTCCACAAAGCGGATTTCGATCTGCGCCGAGACCGAGCCGGTCTTGATGGAAGACCCCGCCAGACGCCTCTGGCAGACTAGCGTGGACAAGCAGACCACGTCGAAAAATCCCAAGGCATGACCCCCAGCCAAGCGAGCTAGGAAAGCCTCCCGATAGCGGAGTATTTCTTGTGACTAACACCGCAGTAAAATTCGGATTTCGTCACATCGGATATCTTCCCGGTGGGGCTCCCGACTACCAGATGGCCACGGGCGTAATCCTGTCGGCCAACACGACCAAGATCTTCCGCGGTGACCCCGTCTGTCTCGATCCCACCACCGGTGCGGTCGTGCAGGGGGCGAACAACACCTCCCAGCTACGTGGTATCTTCGACGGCTGCATGTATACCCCCGTGGGTGGCACGCCGCAGTGGTCCATGTTCTGGCCCGGCGCGGCCGGCGGACCGGCCACGGCTTACATCATCGATGCTCCGAATGCCCTGTTTATGGCGGCGTGCCTCAATACGTCGCTTGTCACCGCGAATATCGGCGAAGGTGTCGGCTTCACGATCGGCACGGGTAACACCGCGACTGGCGTGTCAGCGGCGACCATCGATCAGGGGTCGCTCACCACCACCGCCGCCAATGCCCCGTTCAAGGTTGTTGACCTCGCCAGCAAGTATCTGCCGGCCGGGACCAACGGCGCGGACGTGAGCACGGCGTTCGCGTGGGCTGTCGTCACGTTCAACAACCAGCAGTACAAGTCGCTGGTGGGGCTGGCGTAGTAGCATGACCACCGTCGTTGACCCTCTTGGATCGCCATCCGTGACCTACAACATGTCCGGCACGGCTATTGTGTCGGTGGTCGGGGGGCCGAAGGCAGGTGGCGGTCCCATTGGCGATGACGCTGTTCCCATCCCGCGTGTATGCCAGACGACGGTGGCGCTGGTTGTTAGTGGGTTTTCCGGCGCTCTGTTTGGCCTTGTCCGCTTGCCGGAAGATGCTGAAGTGGGCGACCTCGTTGAGGTCTACCAAGACCCGGTTTCAACCGAGTCGTACCTACAGGTCTTCCCCAACATCGGAGAATCCATTGGGGGTGGCTACAGTCGGCCCGCCAGCACCGGCACAAATAGTGCGGCCGGATGCGCGGTCGACGGAGTGCACGGCGGTGCTGCGTTCAGAAAAGTCTCCTCCACCCTTTGGATGCCGATCGGCGCGATCTAGGAAGGACTAAAAGATGCCTATCTCACTCGCGAGCATCCGCTCCGAACTCCTGCCCGGCCTGTTTGACGTCCGTGGCTCCTACGAGATGATCCCGCGCCAGTGGGACAAGGTCTTCACGACCCACAAGTCGGCGATGGCGGTCGAGCGTTCGACGCAGATGGCGTTCGTCGCTCTGCCGTTCCTCAAGGACGAGGGCGCGGCGACCCAGTTCGACAACAACGCGGGCGAGCGCTTCACATGGGCATTCGTGCACATCGAGGTCGCTCTGGGCTACGCGATCACCCGCAAGGCGATCGACGACAATCTCTACAAGGCGCAGTTCAACCCGACCAACCTGAAGCTCCAAGAGGCGTTCGCGCAGTTCAAGGAAATTCAGGGTGCCAACGTCCTCAATCTCGGCAACGTCTACAATGCCAGCCAGATCGGCGACGGCAAGGCGCTGTTCGCCACGGACCATCCGTGGGATGCAGGTACGTGGGCCAACACCTCGGCCACCCCGAAGTCGCTGAACGAGGCTGCGCTGCTCGCCAATATGGCGAACGTGCGCAGCCAGTTCGTCAACGAGCGTGGTCTGAAGATCCTCGCCCGTGCGCGCCGGCTGATTGTGCCGGTGGCGCTCGAGCCGGTGGCGATCCGTCTGACCAAGACCGAGCTGCGGCCCGGCACGGCGGACAACGACGTCAACGCCATCCTGACGACCTCCGGCGGTCTGCCGGAAGGCCATCTGGTCATGGACTTCCTGACCTCCTCGTTCGCGTGGTTCCTGACCACCAACATCGAGGGCCTGATCCACATGCTCCGCATTCCCTACGAGAGCGACATGTGGGTCGATAATATTACTGACAATCTTCTCGTGAAAGCATATGAGCGGTACAGCTTCGGTTACAACGACCCGCGAGCAGCCTGGGGGGAATTCCCCACAAGTTAGAATGACTTGTAGGCTTCGGTAAACGTGTTATTGTCCCTCCAAACGGAGGGACTGAAGATGAACTACAAAGAGCTTTCAGAGGAGCTAAACTACGACCCCGCTACCGGGCGGTTCACTTGGAAGAAAGAGGCTGGCACCATAAGCAATGGATACCGGCTTCTCCGCGTGAACCAGAAGAACATGTGGGCTCATAGAGTGGCTTGGCTGATGGCGACTGGCGAAGACCCGGAAGGAATGGTGATCGACCACATCAATGGTGATCGCCTGGATAACCGGATCGAAAATCTGAGGACCGCGACGTACTCGCAGAACTCCGCAAACGCAAAGCGGCATTCGCGAAACACCAGCGGCCTAAAGGGCGCTAGTAAGCGGTTCAAAAATGGGAAGTGGACCGGCCGGTGGCAGGCATCCATCACCTACCAGAGGAAGCAGATAAACCTCGGGTATTTCGATACGAAAGAGGAAGCGCATGCAGCGTACCTCGAAGCGGCTCGAAGGCTCCAAGGCGAATTTGCCAACTGTGGTAACGTCAAGGAATTGGTGCCTCGGATGGTTGATCCATCGCTGATCGTGCCGCTCGGATTTGGAGCTTGAACTAGATGGCTGTCCAGACCAACATCCTCCCGACTGCGACGTCGGCCCCGGGCACGGCCTTTTCTGGCCCGGTGGTCAGCGGCGATCTGCCTGTCGGAAATACCGCCCCCAATCAGGGGCTGTCGATCTGCATGCAGCAGGTTACGCTCAACCAGAACAGCACGACCGCTGTCAGCGCCACGCTCTGGCTGCCGAAGCATTCCGTCATCAACGACATCATCGTTGACAGCCCGGTGGCATGGGATTCGGCGACCAGCGCCAACCTCACGGTCGGGACCGCGGCGGCCGGCACCCAGTACGCCGGTGGCGCTGTGGCTGCTCCTGAAGCGGTCAGCGTCAAGACGGGTGGTCGCCAAAGGTTTGCGCTCACCGCTACCCAGTCCGGCGTTGTGCAGGATACCGGCAGCAATGCCGCGGTTGTCGCCACGGTGACGCCGGTTGGCGCGACCACCGCCGGCCAGACTGTCGTGACGATCTTTTATACGCAGACCGCCAACTACCAGAACCCATAACGGGGTAGACCCGTAGGAGAGAACGATGGTTAAACCGATGAAGGTCTCCGGCAACCCGAACGTCTTCGCGGAAGCCAAGGCGCGCAAGAAGGGCGGCAAGGCCTGTGGCCCGATGGGTGGTCTCGCCAAGGCCCGCATGGACAAGCCGCGGCGCGCGCGCGGTGGCAAGGTCGGGTCCGACAAGAACCCGTTCTCCTCGGCGCACAAGGCCGGCTGAGATGGCGAAGCTGTCGTCAGCGGATAGGAAGGCTCTCCCGGCGACGGATTTCGCCGGGCCCGACCGCTCCTACCCGATCCCTGACGCAAGTCACGCCAGAAACGCGCTGAGCCGAGTTAGCCAGTTTGGTTATCCTGAGTTGAAGGAGCGGATTCGCCAGAAGGTGCGTCAGAAGTTTCCTCAAATCGGGCAGCAAGGGGACTAGCCCAAGCAGCAATCAGGCGATTATCCAGTATCGCCTCCTCCTCAAGCGTCAGGAGGTGTCTATCCATCAGGGTGTGATGGTTCGGGCAGAGAGCGACAATATTATGAGGGTGGATGGTCCCTCCAATCGAGGCGGGAACGAGATGACAAAGCTCAACCACCCTATCGAACCCGCAAATGGCGCAGGTTCTGCCATACATCTCCCGCTGCTGCTCGGTGATCGCAGTATCAAATCTATTTCTGGTGGGGTTGTTCGATCGGAAGGTGTGGAAGCACTTCCGGTCGCAGAACGTATTGCCTCCCTTCACCTTGTTCTTGTTGCCGGTGACCGGCTTCCCGCAGGATTGGCATGGCGTAGACCGCAATCTGCGCATGCTCTCATAGAGGCACCGGCGAGAGCAGTAGTGGCGATCCTGCTTGGCTTTGTAAGGTCTTTCATTGTAGGTCTCGCCGCATTGAGTGCATTCAATCTTCATTCGCGCGCTCCCTTGTCTGTTGTTAGCAAGGGTGCGGGCGACAGTCTACTGGGATCGCCACATGCCGCTACA